GAAAGTAATTCACAAAGAAACACAAGGGTACGGGTACTCATATAGTGATCTCCCTAAAATATTTAGCGAAGTAAATCCATTACTACAAAAACACGGATTAGGATTCACACAGTTAATTAATTCACAAGACGGATTAAACTATCTTAAAACGGTTTTATTTCACGTTGAAAGCGGTGAAATGATTGATTCAAATACTTTAATTCCATACGTACAACTAAAAGGCATGAACGACTTTCAAAGTTTTGGTTCGGGCGTTACGTATTTTCGTAGGTATTGTTTAAGTTCAATTTTAGGTTTAGTAACTGACAAAGACACGGACGCTTCAGGTGAACAAGAAAAACCTAAAAAAGAAACGTTGGATAACAAAAGATTTACCGATGCTTTGAAGGCAATTAACGAAGGTAAAATAACTATCGAAAAGTTAAAAGAGAAATTTCAATTAAGTGAAGCACAAGAAAAAGCCTTGTTATTATGAAAGTACGTTGTTCACAAATCGGTAAAATAATTACGAACCCCCGTACAAAGGGGGAACGTCTTTCTCAAACTACTAAAAGCTATATTTTAGAATTAGCAATACAAGAAAAATACGGAATATACAAAGAGTTCTGGAGTAGATACACGGACAAAGGGATTGAGGTAGAAGATGAAGCCATTAAGTTAGTAGGCGAAGTTCTAAACGTAGGCTTTATTTACAAGAATGAAGAACGAATAACGAACGAATATATAACTGGCGTGCCTGATGTAAACACGGATGTACTGATTGATGTTAAATCTTCTTGGGATGCGTTTACGTTTTTTGAAAAGGTAGTAGAAGACGAATTAAAAAACAAAGATTATTATTACCAGCTTCAGGGTTATATGTGGCTAACGGACAAACAAGAAGCTTTATTATGCTATTGTTTAGTTGATACGCCTTTGCAAATAGTAGAAGACGAAATTAGAAGGGAACACTGGAAACAAAACTTAATAAGTGAAAGCGACGATGTAAGGGCGTATATAGAAGACAAGCATACATTCGGACATATACCTAAGGAAAAGCGCGTTAAAACGCACGTAGTAAAGCGTGACGATGAAGTAATCGAAGCTATTAAAACACGAATAGAAGAATGTAGAGAATATTATAACAACTTAATTCAATTAATATGAATCCTGAAGTTAACCAAGAAATACAAGAATTAAAAAAAGAACTAAAAGAATTAAACCAATTAGTAAAAGCCTTATTAACGGTAACAGACGAAGGCGGTACTGTAAATGCTGATTCTTTAGTAATTAAAATGTTAAAAGTAAAAATAAATAAAAAGTAAAATGAAAACCTTAGATATAAAAGAATTAAAAGGTAAAACTTTATTATATATCCGTGTAGATAATAAATTAGATGAGATTTTATTTACTTGTAGCGATGGAACTCAATATAAATTATATCACGAAAGCGATTGTTGTGAATCTGTTATTATAGATGATATTAATGGAGATATAAATGATTTAATAAATAGTCCTATTTTAATAGCGGAAGAAGTAAATAATAATGATTTTATAAAAAACTTTGAAGAATCTTTTAAGTTAGAAGAAGGAAAAAACCCCGACTATGAATGGAACTTTAAAAATAAGTTTGGGGAAAGTAAACCCGAATCTTATACTTGGACTTTTTATAAATTAGCAACTATAAAAGGATATGTAGATATTCGTTGGTTTGGATGTAGTAATGGTTATTATTCTGAATCAGTAGATTTTGTAAAACTTTAAATAAATAAAAATGGAAAAGAGAGACAACAGCGGAGCGTTATTCACAAACGACAAAAAGACGAAAGAAACGCACCCCGATATGAACGGTAAAATAACAATTTTAGGGCGTGAATTTTACATTAGCGCATGGAAAAAACAAAGTAACAATGGTAAAAACTATTTAAGCTTGTCAGTTAAACCAGCTGAAGAACAACAAGCGAAGCCACAAAGCAATGATATTTCCGACTTCTTAAATGATTTCTAAATGAAAGCAAGTAAAATAATAGCAAATAGCGACGAACTAACGCGTAAAATGTTACGGGACTACCTACAAAAACACGAACTATCTTTAAATGCTTTTTGTTTGGATGCTAAATTGCACCAGTCAAATATTCACACGTTTTTAAACGGCAAGTCTTTAACAAGTAAAACGATCCAGCGATTAGCGAAATACCTAAATGAAAAAGGAATGTAACTCGGCTCTGGTAAGCCAACCCCCTGTCACTTAGATCGGCACTATGTCACGGGGGGTTTATAACGGACGGCAATATGAAACGGTTGCCTTGTAAGACGTTTCAAAATATAACTCAGTTTTCTGGCAACTGTTTTATATTGCTTGTTATAGCCAGTTAATTTTAACGAAATGTACAAAATAGCAAAAGAAATTCACACTTATAAACAAGGTAGGATAAAATTTAGAATACACGAAAGATTTTTATGGAGATGGATACCAAGTGAAAGTTTTTCTGAATATGAAACCTATGAATTGGCAGAAAAAGCAATTATAGAAAAACTGAACGGCAAACATGGTGGTATTGTTGAATTGAAAAATGATGTTTATAAATTTTATCCGTATTCATTACCGATGCCTTAATTGGCTATAACACAAAGCTAAAAGATGTTTTAATATTTTTTAGCAACTGTTATATTTTTTTTTTGTAAAAGTGTTGTTTATTTAAAAAGTTATATTAATTTTGAAGAAATAATTAAAACAAAGCACTATGAAAACACGTAATTGGAAAATTGAAGCAGTAGATTTTTACAACCGTAAAGGATATTTCGATATTAACTTAGGTAGGTTCGGCTCAATGGAGTTTCAATTTGAAGTAGAATTTACAAGAGATGGAAACGAAGTAGAAGATTTACAAGTTTATATTACCCGTTATGATTTATATGACCACGAAGGTAGTTACGTAAAACACGGAATATTAAACAACCGTAATTCAAAACTAATTTGTGAAACATTAGAGGAATTAATTTACGAAGACCCAACTGAATTTGGTTTTGAGTACGAAGATGAAGCTGAAGAAATTTTACACTACCAAGAATTAATGCGCGACGATAGATAATTAAAAAAAAAGTATAACTTTGTAGTGTGAGATACATTCTACTACTACCGTTTTTGATAACCCTATTTATTTTAGATAGGGTTTTTCTTGTTTTGGTATATTGGAAAAGTGCGCATAAATTTGAAAGGTGGGTATATAAAGACGAATTAATATTGGAATCAATGTTTCGTGTTACAATAGGTTTATTAAGTTTTTTAGTTATTCAGTTATTTATTTCGATTTGGTAAATGAAAAGTTTTTATTAGAACTAAGTAAACACCACAAAGACTGGATTAAAATTGTAGGCACTTTTGGAGAGGAATTTTACGCTGAAGATATAGTTCAAGAAATGTATTTAAAAATGGCTGTGATAAATAACGTTGAAAGATTTTATTTAAACGGCAAACTGAATAAGAACTTTGTTTGGACTGTTTTAAGAAACATGACTTTTGATTATAAAAAAAGCAAAACACGAATAACAAAAGTAAGCATAACGGAAGCCTACCAACTAAAAGACGAATACTTACCTGAAATACTTGAAGCAAAGAAACGATTAGAAATAAAGATAAACCAAGAGGTTAAACAGTGGCACTGGTACGACCAACTATTATTTGACCTTTACCGAACTTCAGGAATGAGTACACGACAAATTGAAGGCGTTACTGGAATAAGTTTTAAAAGCGTATGGAAAACAATTAAGACTTGTAAAGAACGTTTAAAAGATAATGTAAAAGAAGATTACGAAGATTTAATTAATGAAGATTACGAATTAATAAAATAAATTATGAGTTGTCAAAATTTTGAAGTACCAAGAATAGATTGTTACGGTAACGTAATTAAAGAAAAAAAAGTAGAAACTAAAAAAAAGTTATATTATGGAAAAAAGAAAAAGACGAACAAAAGCCGAAATTGAAGCAAGTAAATTACCTATGTATAAAGTGGTAATTGATGAAAATGTTTCAGGTGTAGAAAAAATTAGTTTAGGATTAGGAGATACCGTTGAAAAGGTACTCGAAGTAACTGGAGTATCAAAGGTGGCTAAATGGTTACTTGGTGAAGATTGCGGTTGTGACGAACGCAAAGCAAAGTTAAACGAGTTATTTCCGTACCGTAAACCTGAATGTTTACTAAAAGACGAATACGAATATTTAAAAGAATGGTATTCTGAAACACGTTATTCAATGAAGCCTACTGAACAAAAGGAACTATTAAGAATTTACAATAGGGTATTTAAGGT